TAGACGCTTCCCTGGCGTAATTGCTTCTAGGACGATTGCAAGCTCGCCATAATGCTTGGCCTCTTGCCTTAATTCGTTCCTCCGCCGTGCGTCATAGAGATATGTATTGTTAGCGCTTGTTTTTGCTCCTCTTTGCTTTTCTTTAACAAAGGCGAGCAATTCATCCACTTTATCCATAGACAGCCTCCTTTACCCAATTCTGTCCGTTTTTGCGTACAATCCAGAGCGGCAAGCCAGTTACACTCATAAATAGCTTGGCTTTAATCTTGAATACATCGGTTAGGGCTCCTTTTGTGTCGATGTATTCGATAGCTCCGCCTGGGTAGGTGACACGGAAGTCGGCAATATACCGAGTAGCCTTGACTGTCTTAGCTGTCTCTGGATGCTTAAACGGTGGGATGACTACCACGCTGACTTGTGTCTCGATCTTGTCGATGATGTGGTTCTTTTTGAGCACTAGGAGATGGCGGTAATATTCCGCCTCTAGCTTGCTGTCAAACTCAATCCCATCCACCATGGTCGGCTGATTGCCGTATTTGTTAGGTCTGACTGGTGCTCCCATGTCCTTTGGCCTCATCTCTTGCTTAAAGACCCGGCTAGGGTCGTTTGCGTATCGTCTTGGATATTTAATCATTTTCTTTCCACCACCCTTAAAGTTATCAATAGGCCTCTCACTACTTGCCTAGCAAATTCTCGGAAAGCCACATCTAGCGCACTTTTCCCCTCAACAATCGGCTTATCTATATGCTCAAATTTCAAGCCGCATTTTTTGATTTCGTAAATGACATAGATTAAGCCGCTAAACATGAAAACAGCTAGTATGTTTCCGAATATATCCATATCGGTCATTATGTTCCCATCTCCTCCACTTTCGCCGATTTTATAATTTCTCGTGCCTTGTTGAATTCCAGGTCGATAGCTACATACAAGCCGTTGATAAACAAGCATGTTCTGTGGTCCTTAGTAAGGCCAAGTTGCAGCTCGTCCTCGTTCGTTACTGTGAATTGTCTTAGTTTGCCATTCGAGGGCATTTCAAACGTCATTCGCAATCTAGCCACGGTTTCGTGCCTCCTCGATTAGATTTAGTATTTCGTCCGGAGACTCGTTTACTTTGATAATTTCTCCGTCGCTTAACCATATTTGAGTATGATCAATAAGAGGCTTAAAGCCCTCAATATACTTGGCGTTAATATATAGCACGTTGTAATTAAAAGTTAATCTGATAAACATTACTCCACTACCTCCATCTTGAAAATTCTCGCATATTCTTCATCTGGCCACTCGTTGAGGTGAGACACCGGAACATCTCTGGTGTAGTCAAAACACTCAGATAAATTTTTGACAAAACTCTTGTAATAGCCTCTACTTATGAGCCAGTCATTGGCCGCTTCTTTGCTAGTGAATACCTTAGGCAACGGCTTCTGTTCAGACTCATGTGGTCTCTTTCCATTCCACCACTCAATCCCGTACATAAACCGCTTCATACCATGCAATAGTACCTGGACCGAGATGTTGGCAATAGAAGCAATTTTCTTAAGGCGGTGTTTGTTCGGCAAATTTTCGCCTCTCTCCCAGTTGCTAACAGCTCCTTGTGGGGCCGACAACAATTCGCCGAACTCTACCATCGTCATGCCTCTATCTAATCTAATAGCCCTAATCCGAGCTCCGACATCTTTCTTGTCAATCTTCTCCATCACTTTTCATCCTCCCAACCCTCACCAATCGTTAGCTCAGTCTCTTGATCTGTTAGAGTAACAATCCTTTGGTCAGCCATTATCCTCATCTGAAAATTTATTTGTTGCGTTCCGATAGCTACCACTGTAAGTAAACCGGCACTGTCTGGTAATTCAATTACTACTCTTTTCATCATCCTCGCTCCTTTCCGTCCGCTTGCGCCACTCTTCTGTAAAGCGGCGCCGTTCTTCCTGTTGCTCACGGTATAGCACCAGGCCCAATCCAATCCATAGGACTAGCGGTATAAGCAAGCCCACGATTAAAATGACATCAGCCATTATTATTCCTCCTCATTCTTTGCGAACGGGTTGACATACCCACCAGGCGGTGGGGCTACCTCGTTCTGTTGTTTTGGTGTCTTTAGAAACTCTGGGACCACCTCTTCCCTTACCTGTTGCCCGTGTGATCTGGACTGGAGTGATTTCTTACGCTCGAATAGTGCTCTCGCTTCGTTGACCTTCTCGAGTGTGTTAATGCCTCGCTTGAGCCAGTCTTTCATGATTGCTTGAGCGTATGCGTAAGAGGCATTTCTTAGAGCCGCCTCTTTCATTGCTTCGATAACAACCTCTGGGCTGAGGTCATTCATCCAGTGAGAGATGTCTTGAGAGATGGTTGAGTTGAGCGACAGACCGCCGAAAATTTTTTGGAAAAATTGGTGGGGGTCTTTTGAGTCATCATTACCCTCTGACTCTAACTCTTCTCTATCTCTTTCTCTTATCTTCTCTTCTCTTCTCTTTATATCGTTACATTTTGTTACATCGGTGTTACCAGGTAACGTTGGAGCGTTACATTGTAACGCCTCTTTTTTCTCTCGATGTCTCCGAACCCTAGAGGCGCTTGAGGTTTCGCTACCTATCATTTCCGGAACTCTATTCATGAAAAATTCATCTTGTCCGGTTTCAACAAGCAACCCCTTGGATGTCAGATAGGAGAGTGTAATTTTTACATTCTCGACATCTTCATCGATCTGGAGGGCTAACTCCTCCTCTAAATTGTCTCCGATTGACTCAAAATATAGACGGCCTTCATCCTCTAAGCTTGCAAGTAGGAGCTTGAGGTAGATGATGGTGTAGGTGTCTCCGCCGGCTATCTTACGGAGGAGCTTTATCTCCTTTTGGTCGAAGAAACCACGGTCTAGCTTGAGCCAATAATATCTCTTGTTCGCCATTCAACCACCCCACTGGAGCCAGACAATTAAGCCTGTGACTCCTCTTGTGCGAGTGCCGCTTGAGCTTCAATCTCAGCCACAACCTCAGCGGTGAATGGATCTTCTGGCGTGAGCTCAAATGGCTCGTCTGGGGTTACATCGACCATGTTTCCTGTCTCGTCAAATTCAACCGAGCGGTCATCCGCCATGTTAGCCCGTTGCATTTCGATGGAGAGAATACCCCACTTACTTAACATGTTCTTGAGCACCGTCTTTTGAGCCATGGAGTCGAAATCTGACCGCCAAACAGCACCCTGGTATTTACCTTTTCGGTGTTTAGCTTCGTGCGCTTCGACTTGCTCACGGGACCAGTAAACAGTTTTCTTGTAGCCGTTCACTAGCTCGAAATGAGCGCAATAGCCGATGACCTTGTCAGAGGTGCGCCCCTCATAGTTGAGGACAATCTTTTCCTCTAGGCGGTCCCAGGAAACTAACTCGCCCTCGTACACGTTAATAACGTTGAGCGCCTTGTATTGGCCAGATCGTTGAGCTAGTTGGATATAACCCTTGTAGCCTAGGATGAATTGGCCCTTTTGGATGTATGCCCCATTTGGTTGCTTCTCCTTAAACGGGATGATGTAGGCATATCCAAGGTTTTTGTCTAGTGGCAAGTCCAAGGTAGCGGCCACCATTGCACCTGTAAGGATAGACATTGGCTCAGCTTCTGCTAGTGCCTTGTCATTATTTACTAGGCTTAGGACTGAGCTTGTAAAGCCTGGAGCCTTGTCCTTGAGGACTTCCTTAAATTTCTTCTGGATGGCGTCTTGGCTCATTAAAGCCTTGAGCCCCATTGGACCTGGCGCTACCGCCGCCGGTTTCTTACCATTGAGTTGATTTACTAATGCTTGACTATTCGCCATGTTGTTTTACCTCCGTAATTCTTAGAACTTTTGTAGTCGTTGTCTTAGTGTACTTGTCATATAAATCCGGCTCTTCTTCCCTAATTCGCTTGGTGTCAATTCGCCGGCTCGTTTGGTCTTTATATTTGACCTTGACGCCTTGGCCTGTCATGGTTTCGGCTTCTGATGTGCCGAGATATTCCCTTAATTTGTTCTCTTTCTCGGCCAGAGTTGCCTTGATGAGCTTCTCATCAGCTCTTAGGCTCAGTATGTCCTTTACCAGTGTCAGATGTTGATGGTCTAGCTCCTTGGCTTCCGGCGGCAACCCCTGGAATACCGTGTTAAGTGCTTCCTTTGTGCCATCCAGACCATCAACTGGCGGAGCTATCATCTGCTTAACATTGACCTCCCAGAACTCCTTGGCCTTGGCTTCGATGATGTCGATGAGCTCTTGGTTCCTATCTACCCTTTTCCATTTGAAATCGTGGTTATCAATAACCACAGCGATGTAGCAATGAGTGAAGTCTAAAACATTCATGTAGTGCTGAACCTGGAGCAGATAGGAAGCCGGAACCTCGCCATCTTTCCACTCCTGGCCACTAAAATGGCCGGCGGTCTTACACTCTAGGAACGACTTCTCGCCTATTGTCTTGCGGTCAATGTTGGCCAGAAGATACGGCTTTTCTTTGCTGAAATAGGTCTTGTTGTCTCTTTGGACACGAATACCAGTCTGCTTGGTAAAGAGTCGGCCGACTAGGTCCTCCATCTCATTACCGACCTGGATGGCGATTTTCTCGCTGATGTCTGGCGCTTGATACTGTCCAGTCTTTTCTAGCCATAGCTGATAGGGTCCTTTGTAAGGATTGAGTCCTAACAATGCGCCAATGTCAGAGCCACCTAGCCCTTTAGATCGTATCTCGTGCCATTGTTGAGCCGTATCGGCTATAACGTGATTTACATTAGGCGAATAACTCATGAGCTAACATTGC